CTTGGTTCTGCAATCACGACCAATCAGGCGCGTGTCGTTGTTGATTACGTTGATATGGATGCTTCAGCCACGACGGCAGGCGTTCAGGCTAGCAATACAAACAGCACGACAGCGGTTGATATTCTTTCTGCCCCTAGCGCGTCTACATACAGAAAAGTCAATGCTATTTCGGTGTGCAATTACGACACCGCAAACATCAGCATTACAATCCGCATCAACGACAATTCCACACTATATCCGGTTGTGACCAATTTAACATTGGCCGCTAACAGCACATTACAATTCACTGACGGACGCGGGTGGTATGTTATCAATTCATCGGGCCAGATACTTAATACCAATTCACCGACATATTCTGATGTTCAGGTGTTTACATCTGCATCCGGCACTTGGACGAAGCCTGCCGGTGTCAGCATGGTTTATGTTGAGTGTGTTGGCGGCGGTGGAGCAGGTGGCGGAGGCTGGGGAGGGGCTACGCTTACTCCTAGACGCAGCGGTGGAGGAGGGGGCGGAGGCAAACGCACCGTTGCGTATTTTAATGCGGGGGATTTACCTTCTTCGCCTTCCAACGTCAGCATTACAGTAGCGCAAACAAAAACGGGCGCTATAGCGACTAATAACGGTTCCGCAGGTGATAGTTCATCTTTTGGAACGTATTTAATCTCTTATGGTGGGGGCGGCGGTGCAGGAGCAACGACATCCGCTTTTGGCGGTGGAGGCGGCGGTGGAGGAGGGACATCAGCAGGAACAAGTTCTACATCTCAAACAGGGGGCATTGGAGGCGCTGCATTTGCAATTTCTGTTGCTTCAACATCTTACGCCACAGATATAGGTGGGGGTGGAGGAGATGCTGGCACAGATGTTTCGGGTGGTAATTCGTATTTAGGCGGGGGTGGAGGAGGCGGGGCTACTAACAGTGTAGGTGGGAATAACCCCGGCGGGTCATCCGTATTTTCCGCTGGCGGGGGCGGATCAGGCCAAGGGATAAGCAGTTCAAATATATCATCTTCTTTACCATTTGCGGGGGGCAATGCAGGGTGGGGAGCAACCGCAGCAGGCGGCGGCGGTTCGGCAAGCGCTGGCGCAGCAGGCGGCAACGGCGCGGCTGGAGACAGCACAAAATGCGGTGCAGGTGGGGGAGGCGGGGCTGCTAATGGTAGCGGTGCAGGTTATGCAGGCGGTAACGGTGGCTTTCCCGGCGGTGGCGGAGGCGGGGGCGGCGCAGGAACAAACACAGGCGGTGCGGGCGGCGATGGCGCGGCGGGCCGCGTAGTCGTATATTCATGGTGACGTTATGATCTTAGACGCAACAACAAAAAAGATTCAGTTATTGCTTGGTGCGACGGTCGCCACATCGCAATGCAACATCACGGCTGATTGGGTGGATTTTACCACGACAACCACAACGCCGGGCCTGACGGTCACAACATCAAATAACGTCACGGCGGTGGATATTGTCCCTGCTCCGGCATCATCTACTCAACGCAAAGTCAATTTCATTTCAGTTTGCAACACAGATACAGACTTTGTGAACGTCACCATCAGGCTGAACGACAACAGCACACTATACAATTACACATCTGCATTTTTGTTAGCACCTAACTCTACGCTCCAATACACCGACATGAGCGGTTGGACGGTAGTGGATGCCGCCGGAAACATCGTTGTGGCGACGAGTGCCGTAAGTAATATTCAAGTATTTGCTAGTAATGGAACATGGACTCGTCCCAGTGGTGCCACCTATTCGCTGGTTAATCTTTGTGGCGGTGGCGGCGGAGGGTGCGGTGGAGCATCTGCGGCGAACAACGCAGTAGGCGGCGCTGGTGGCGGTGGTGCCAAGAGAATGCAGATGCTGTTTCTTGCGAATGATCTTCCGTCATCAGTCGCTGTGACCATCGCCTCAGGTGGTGCATCTGTTGCTGCGGCCACAGACGGAAACGGCGGCGGAACGTCATTGTTTGGAACATTACTCACGGCCTATGGTGGTGGAGGCGGTGGTTTTCAAAGTGCCACAATTGGTAGTGGAGGCGGTGGAGGCGGTGGTGGCACAGCGGTGGGTGTTAACGCAACAGCTAGTTCGGGAGCTGCTGGTGGTTCTGCATTTGTAGCATCCGCTGGAGCAACTTCATATGCAGATGATAGAGGAGCGGGCGGAAGTAACGGCTCAACTTCTGCTGTTGCGGGGTTTAATTCTTATCTTGGCGGCGGTGGTGGAGCAGGCTCGGCTTCAACAGCCGCTGTAAGCGGCATCGGTCAATCTGGAGGATCTTCTTGCTTCTCTGCCGCAGGAGGTGGGAGTGGTGGCTCTTTAATCAATTCTACTGCCTACAATGGCGGCGCCGGCGGTAACGCTGGCATGTCCGTAACGGCAGCCGGAGGTGGTGGTGCAGGCGGCACAGGTGACGGCGGCGCGGGCACAAACGGTGCTGCTGGTGATTTCACATCTACAGGCATGGGAACAAAGATGGGACAAGGCGCCGGCGGTGGTGCATCAGGGACCGTAACGGGCGGTGCTGGTGGCAATGGTGGTGTTCCCGGTGGCGGCGCCGGTGGAGGCGGTGGAGGTGGCATAACTGGCGGCGCTTCTGGTGCAGGCGGCGATGGCCGCTGTGTAGTTTATTCTTGGTAAATATAAAAAAAGGAAAAATAATATGATAACTATTAGATACGCAATGATTAGAGATGGTATTGTTGAAAACATATCTTTATGGGATGGTGATATTAAAAAGTGGCAACCACCAGAAGATATGATCATCATTCCTGCACCAGATTATGTAGGAATAAATTGGAATTATGATGGTAATAATTGGATAAAACCTACTATTATAAAGCCAGATATCGTTCAAGAAGACGTCTTATAAATACTCTATAAAGAGGTATATAAATGTCAGTTCCATCATCTAGAGAGCAATTTAAAGACTGGTGTCTGCGCCAGCTTGGTCATCCAGTTATTGAAATCAATGTTGATGATGATCAGGTTGAAGATCGTATTGATGAAGCGTTTCAGTACATACAGCAATTCCACTTTGATGGTGTTGAACGTTGGTACTTAAAGCACCAGCTAACCGCAGAAGATATCTCAAACGGTTATGTTCCAATCACAGATAATATTATTGGCGTAACCCGTATCTTCCCTATCTCTTCATCAAATGCTTCTGTCAATATGTTTGACCTTCGTTATCAGTTGCGTCTTCATGAGCTATATGACTTCACATCTACTTCATATGTAAACTATGTGCTAACCATGCAGCACATCCGCACTCTTGATATGTTGTTCTCTGGTGAACAACCAATTCGTTTCAATAGACATACCGATAAGCTATATCTTGATATGAACTGGACTATGAACCAGCCTGGCGAATGGTTAATCATCGAAGGTTATATTATCATTGATCCAAATTCTTATCCAAAAATCTACAACGACAGAATGCTCAAGAAATTAGCTACAGCATATATCAAGCGCCAGTGGGGCAACAATATGAAGAAGTTTGGTGGTATGCAATTACCAGGCGGTATCACAATGAATGGACAACAAATATACGATGAGGCCGTTAATGAAATTCAGCAACTTGAAGACCTAATTAGAGACACTTACGAAGAACCACCACAGTTTATTTTAGGCTAATTTAATGGCAACGTCCGTATATTTTAATAACTTTAGCCCTGCTGTAATTAACGAACAGCGTCTTATGGAAGATGTGATTGTAGAATCCATCAAGATAATGGGTCATGACGTTAAGTACCTTCCTAGAGAAGCATATGACAGCACAGATGATATTATTGGTGAAAGTCCTCAAGCTAGGTTCACGCGCGCGTACACTGTAGAAATGTATCTAGCCAACGTTGAGGGTTACGAAGGTGATGGTGACTTCTTCTCTAAGTTTGGCCTAGAAATTCGTGATACATCAAACTTTATTATTTCACGTAAAACATTTGAGAGATATATTCCTTCTACAATTGCTAAAAGACCTAGAGAAGGTGATCTTATATTTGTGCCTCTTTTAGGCAAAGTATTTGAAATTAAGTTTGTTGAAGAAGAGCTAATGTTCTTCTCTCTAGGTAAGAGAAGCCCATTTATCTACGAATTGCGATGTGAAGTATTTCGTTACAGCCAAGAAGACTTTGAAACTGGCGATGAAGAGATTGATGATCTTGAACATGGCGCAGCATACACTATTGAATTGAATGTCAGTGCAGGTTCAGGTAACTATCAGATAAACGAAATTCTATATCAAGGTTCCAATCTAAGCTCGTCTACAGTTTCAGCCGAAGTGAAATATTGGGATAATGCTAATAATAAGTTGCAAGTTATTAACATCAAGGGTGTATTTACCAATGGATCAAATGTCATTGGTAGTTCTTCTAATACCAGATATGTACTCACAAACTATGATGATCTAGCCGATCTAATCGACTGGGATGATTCAGACAATAGAGTTATTCAAACTGAAGCAAATAACTTTATTGACTTGACTGAAATCAATCCGTTTGGAATGCCGTAGCGCACACGGTTTTACTAAATACTTCTGTCAAACAACAGGAGTATAGTTATGGAGAAGTATGGTTTTATTTACTTTTGGTATGATAAGAAGCGAAAGATGTTCTACCTAGGTTCTCATTGGGGTGCCGAAAATGACGGATACATCTGTTCTTCTAATAGAATGCGAGAAGCATACCGCAGAAGACCACAAGATTTTAAAAGAAGGATTATTCAAAAGAATATTAGTCGTGATAATCTATTGGATGAAGAACATAAATGGTTACAGTTGATGCCAAAGAGTGAACTAGGTAAACGATACTATAACCTAAGACAACATAAATGGGGTCATTGGTCAACAGATATTATCTCTAATCTTAGTGTTTGTGAAAAGATAAAGAAAACCCTGTCTGTTCCTAAAGTTAAAGAAAAAATAGGTGCTGTTCATAGAGGTAAGATTATGAGCGACGAAGCAAAAGAAAAAATTCGAACAGCGAGAGCAAAACAAGTGTATACGGAAGAATCAAAAAAGAAAATGTCGGAATCTCACAAAGGTAACAAAAATCACTTTTATGGAAAACAACATACAGAAGAAGTTAGACAAGTTATGTCAGAAAAACATAAAGGTAAAAAACACACAGAAGAAACTCGTAAAAAAATGTCCGAATCTCGAAAGAAATATTTTATGAATAGAAAACTAGAACAAACAAATGCTAAATAATAACTATTTTTATTATCAACTAACACGCAAGTATGTTATATTATTTGGCAATCTTTTCAACAATATTTCTATTATTCGTAAAAATAGAGATACTAATGAAGAGATTGAACGTTTTAAGGTGCCTATTGTTTATGCACCAAAAGAAAAGTATTTTGCAAGACTTAGAGCAGATCCTGATTTGAATAGACCAATTCAAGTCATTCTACCACGTATGTCTTTTGAATTGGTAGGTTTCAGCTATGATGCTTCTCGCAAACAAAATTCACTACTTAGAACGGCTAAAGGTAATACCGCCACAAGAACATCTTCACAATACATGGGCGTACCATATGACCTGACATTTGATCTTCAAATTTATGCCAGAAATATAGATGATGGTACACATATTGTAGAGCAGATATTGCCATACTTTGGCCCAGACTATACAGTAACAATCGATTCAATTCCTGAATTAGGGTTTCTAAAAGATACACCAATTATTCTCAATGGCGTTGTCAATCAGATCGAACATGAGGGTAACTTTGACGCTGTTAGATATGTGTCATGGACATTAAACTTTACTGTAAAAGCATATTACTTTGGACCAATTAGCACACCTAAGATCATTCGTAAGGTTATTACTAATATCTACAATGATCCATCTCTACAGGCCGGTTATGTTATTAGAATAAACACAAATAATGGTAATAACGGCACATTCAAATTGGATGATATTGTCTATCAAGGACCAACTTATGATACTGCAACAGCTTATGGTATAGTTGTAAAGTGGGATGACACAAACAACAAAATTGTTATTGGCGGCGCCCAAGGTCAGTTCAAGCTCAATAATACAATCAAAGCAGTATCTACAAATGCTTCCTATAATGCAGTAAGTTTCGTTGCTTCACCGCTTCTACTTGCTAACGTGACGATTACACCAAATCCATCAACTGCACAACCGGGTGACGATTATGGTTATACAACAACTATTACAGAATGGCCTGATACTGAATGAAAGACAAATTAAGTGATGCTTTGGGTATTGAGAATGCTTTAGAAATTATACCACCTAAAAAAGAACCTGAACCTATTATAAATTCTCTACATGAAGATGATGATATTAAAGCTGACTATAACCTATCTCGCAGAACCTTTCGGTCGCTGATAGACAAAGGTAATGTTGCTATGGAAAATTTGACTGACTTGGCTAAAGAATCGGAAAGCCCTCGCGCGTATGAGGTTCTTGCTACAATGATGAGAACTATAGCTGATACCACAAAAGACCTATATGACCTTCAGAAAAAGACAAAAGATTTAAAGGGTGAAGATAAAAAAGATCAGTCGAACGTAACGGTAGAAAAGGCCGTGTTTGTGGGCAGTACAGCCGAATTACTTCAAAGAATTAAAGAAGAGAAGAAAAATGAAAACACTTAAGCAGTTTTTAATGGAATCAGTCAGTGCTTCACTCTCTCAATGGGAAAATAAAGAACCTGCAAAGTACGCAGAACATCTTCAAAAGTTTTTTGGTAGACCAGATGAACTGACACCAAATAGAGCAGTTTGGTATAATGTTGATGGATTTAAAAGAATAGAAGTTTTAGACGAATACATACTTCATTCTTCACCTGCACCACATTACGATTATGTTTACTCTTATGTTGATCTAAAAGTTCCGCATATGTTATCAAATGCATTAGCAGATAGCAGCGAAAGCATTCTACTGGACCATTTGAAAGGTGAAGTTGGTGCAAGATGTGCAAGTCTGAGCGCAAATGCTGTTACAATACAGTATGTGCTAGATGTTGTTGAAGGCAATATTAAGCCAAGCAAAGAAGAATATGAAAAGCGCATCAAGTCAATGAAAGCTATGTTTAAGCGCGGTGAAAGATATGAATTAGATTGGTGGCCAGATGAGACTGGTGATACAGATCCAAAGAACCCATATTATAAATGAGACAAAATGAAAACATTTAAGCAGTTTTTAAAAGAATCTAGAGAACCAAAAAAGAATGAATATGTAAAAGGTATGGAAGCACTACACGGAACTGGCAGACAGTTTAATTCTTTTGGCGAAAAACCGCCGCAGCGTCATGAATATACCACAAACGCAAAAGAAATTGAAGGTCATTTTTTTACAACAGACTTAGCAGACGCTTCTTCGTATGCTTCAAGAGCTAGAAAGTTAGCTGGGCCTGATGGCAAAGCTACAGTGATGAGAGTTCGCTTGAACATGAACAATCCTAAAGATGTTACAAACGAAATCAAAAAGCACATAAAAACTGGACTAAGTTTTGGTGATGCGAAGCGTAAAGCTTATAGTGGAGTAGATAGAGAAAAGCATGATGGTGTTTATCACAGAGGCACACAATACAATAAACCAGAATATGTTGCTTTTCATGGATCAAAAGTCGAAGTGTTAAAAAATGAGTAAAGGTTACAACAACAATCCTAACTTACCAAAAGAAGACTACACTCACTCATTTACTCAGCAAGAGATTGATGAGTTCATAAAGTGTACGAATGATCCTGTTTACTTTGCTGTAACTTACATGAGGATCATTAACGTTGATCATGGTCTTATACCATTTAACATGTGGGATTTCCAGAAAGAAATGCTCACATCTTTCCATGAAAATCGATTCTCTATTTGTAAGCTGCCTCGTCAGGTAGGAAAAACAACCACATCTGTCGCATATCTGCTACACTATCTTCTCTTTAATGAAAACGTTAATGTAGCCATTCTTGCTAATAAATCTGCTACTGCCCGCGAAATTATGGGCCGTCTACAGTTGGCCTTCGAATACTTGCCTCGCTTTCTACAGCAAGGTGTTAAAGAATGGAACAAAGGTTCTATTGAACTAGCCAATGGTTCAAGAGCGGTTGCTGACTCTACATCTGGCTCATCTGTTCGTGGTAGATCATTTAACATAATTTTCCTTGACGAGTTTGCATTCGTTCCAAACAACATCGCCGAAGCATTCTTCATGTCTACGTATCCTACGATTTCTTCTGGTCAGACAACAAAGGTTATTATCGTTTCTACACCAAATGGTCTAAATCTATTCTATCGTATGTGGGAAGATGCTATCAAGTATAAGAGTGAATATAAGCCAATTGAAATCCACTGGAGCATGGTGCCAGGCAGAACAGAAGAATGGAAAGAACAGACTATTCGTAATACATCTGCTGACCAGTTTCGTCAGGAGTTTGAGTGTGAGTTCATCGGTTCTACAAACACTTTAATACATCCTATAAAGCTACGCTCACTTGTTTGGCATGATCCAATCGATATTGAAGGCAATCTTAGAACATACAAGAAGCCTCAACCTGGCCGTACCTACTGCATGACTGTGGATGTTGCAGAGGGTCAAGGTCTAGATTACTCAGTGTTTTCTGTTATAGATGTGACGGAGATACCATATAGACTTGTTGCGGTCTACCGAGACAACAAGATTTCACCGTTCTTGTTTCCAACAATCATTGTACAAACAGCCCATTTATACAATGATGCATTCATTTTGATAGAAATCAATTCTATCGGTCTACAAGTTTCTGATATTATTCATCATGAACTGGCCTACGAAAATCTTATCAAGATCGAAGTGAAGGGTAAGCAGGGCCAGCAACAGACACCTGGTTTCAAGAAAAAGGTTGCTTTTGGTATTCGACAATCGCAGCAGACCAAGATGATTGGCTGTACAAACCTCAAGACACTGATTGAAAGTGATAAGTTGATAGTTAATGATGAGCAAACTATAAACGAGCTAATAACATTCTCAGCAGATAAGAGAACATTTAAAGCTGAAGAAGGCAATCATGATGATTGTGTCATGACACTAGTAAACTTTGGCTGGTTGACCGGTCAAAAGTACTTTAAAGAGAATATTAATAACGATATTAGACAGGCTCTTCAGAAAGAAATTCTTGATGTTATGGATCAAGATATTGTTCCATTTGGAGTGATATCCGGGTATCAGGGAGAAGTTAGTAAAGATTATGAAGTTGATGAAAATGGAGATGTATGGTTTGAAGATAGGTCTAAGAGATATCCATTTGACGATCTAAATTGGCGTGGAAAATTATAAAATGCTAAATAAATGACAGAATATAATTTAGTCACCATTCTACTACAATAAGGAGAAAAGATATGGCATTTCAATTATCTCCAGGCGTAAATGTCTCTGAGATTGACCTAACAACTATTGTTCCGGCAGTAGGTACTACTGAAGGAGCTTTTGCTGGCGACTTCAATTGGGGTCCAGTCGACGAGATTCGCACGATCTCAAGTGAAGTTGAATTAGTTAACACATTTGGCGAACCTGACAGCAACAATTTTACTGACTTTTTTACCGCAGCAAACTTCTTAGCTTATGCGAGAAATCTTAAAGTTGTTCGTACAATAGCAAATACTTCATTTAATGCTACTTATAGCGGCACAGGAAGATTTATTGAAAACGAGCAAGACTACCTTGAAAATGATAGCACCGGTGTAAACACTTATGGCCAATGGGCAGCTAAGTATCCAGGCACACTAGGAAACTCAATCCGAGTATCAACCTTCACAGGTTCAGGTAATACAACAGCTTTTGGTGCTTGGACTTTTAACGGTTTCTTTGACTCTGCACCAGGAACTTCAACATATGCTTCTAGCAGAAATTCTTTAAACGATGAACTACACGTTGCTGTTATCGACGCTGATGGTAAGATCAGCGGCACAGCAAATACTGTTATAGAAAGATTTGCATTTGCATCTAAGGCTTCTGATGCGAAGCTTGAAGATGGCACATCAAACTACTATAGGGATGTAATCAATAGCCGTTCCAATTATATTTGGTGGATGGCTCATCCAGATGGCGTAAGCAACACAAACTTTGGTACAGCTACATCTTCAGGTAAGACATACGGTTCAGCAAACTCTGCATATACAGCAACTCTTACTGGCGGTACACAAGACATATCAGTAGCTTCTGACACAATCAATGGATATAATAAGTTTAAAAATGCCGATGAAGTTGATATCTCACTTATCATGACTTCAGATCACAGTTCTACAATCGTATCTCACATTATTGATAACATTGCAGAGTATCGTAAAGACTGTGTGGCCTTTATTTCACCACGTAGAACAGACGTTGTTTACAGCGGTGGTAACGAAGAAGCAGATTGCATCAGCTATAAGAATAACACAATCAACAGATCAACATCATACGCTGTGATGGATTGTAACTGGAAGTACCAGTACGACAAGTACAATGACGTTTATCGTTGGGTGCCTCTAAATGGTGATATTGCCGGTCTATGTGTACGTACAGACTTTGAACGTGATCCATGGTTCTCACCAGCAGGTTTCAACCGTGGCGCAATCAAGAACCTAACAAGACTTGCTTGGAATCCAAACAAGACTAAGCGCGACGAACTATACAAGAATGGTATTAACCCAGTTGTATCATTCCCAGGCGAAGGAACAATTCTATTCGGTGACAAGACAATGCTTTCAAAGCCATCGGCCTTTGATCGCATTAACGTTCGCCGTCTATTCATTGTTCTAGAAAAGGCGATTGCAAGAGCATCTAAGTACTCACTATTCGAGTTTAATGATGCATTCACCCGCGCTCAGTTCGTGGCTCTCGTAGAACCATATCTACGTGATGTACAGGGACGCCGTGGTATCTTTGACTACAGAGTTGTTTGTGACGAAACAAACAATACTCCAGAAGTTATTGACCGCAACGAATTTATCGGTGACATTTATATTAAGCCTGCTCGTTCAATCAACTTTATCCAGTTGAACTTCATAGCTGTAAGAACTGGTGTAAGCTTCGATGAAGTAGTAGGTAAGTTCTAACAAACAATAAAGGGGTGAGAAAAATCTCACCCCTTATTCAAAAAATGTCATAAATATAAAAGATAGATCAGGAGTAAATTAGATGCCTTTTAATATTCAACAGTTTAGGTCAGCAATGGTTTTGGACGGCGCTCGTCCAAACCTGTTTGAATGCCGCATGACTTTTCCTGATATTGCAGCCGCGGCCGCAAGAACAGGATCAGACGGTCTAAGCATTTCAGAACAATTCAGCTTTTTCTGCCGCGCAGCACAGTTGCCTGGCTCAACAGTAAACGCTATTCCAATGCCATACTTTGGTCGTGAATTAAAGTTTGCTGGTAATAGAACATTCACCGAGTGGACAGTAACAATCATCAATGATGAAGATTTCAAGATTCGTAATGCCATTGAACTGTGGATGAATTCACTCAACTCTCATAGAAATAATCTAAGAAGTAATTCATTCTTAAGTCCATCAGATTATCAAAGAGATGCACACGTTATTCAGTACGGTAAAACAGGCGAAGCCTTGAAGTCATATAGCTTCATTGGTATGTTCCCAATTGACGTTTCACCAATCGAACTAGATTGGGGTGCAAACGACACAATCGAAGAGTATGCAGTAACATTCAGTTATCAGTGGTGGGAATCTACCGTTGGCGACTCAAATGGTACAGGTCTTTCTCCTCCTAGCCGTAACGTAAATATCATCTAAGAATAACAGCTATATATTAGGGGAGTAAATTCCCCTAATATCGTATCTTTTTGGAGCAAACTTTGTGGCAATAAAACTTTTTGGTTTTGAAATAAACCGCGCAAAGTCAGAGAAAGAAGATGAGCGCAATAAAACATTCGCTCTTCCTCAGAATGACGATGGTGCTGTAACCATTCAATCGGGTGCCTACTATGGTACATATGTCGATTTGGATGGTGTTGTTCGTAATGAAATAGAATTAATCACACGATATAGAGAAATGTCAATGCAGCCTGAAATTGAAGGTGCAATTGATGATATCATTAATGAAGCTATTGTCTACGAAGATAAAGGTAACGGTGTTGAGATTAACACCGATGAACTAAAAGAATCAGAACAAATCAAGAAAAAGATTCGTGACGAATTTGAATATGTTCTCAAGTTACTTAATTTTGGTAACATGGGACATGATATATTCCGTCGTTGGTATATTGACGGTAGAATTTTCTACCATCTTGTCATTGACGAAAAGTCTCCTCAAAAAGGTATCCAAGAACTAAAGTACGTCGACCCTCGCAGAATTCGCAAAATCCGTGAAATTCAGAAGATGAGAGATTCTTCTACAGGTATGGAAATCATCAAACAGATGAATGAATACTACCTGTACAATGAGCGAGGCGTTATCGGCGCACATAGTAATCTAGGTACAAAAATTTCTGTGGATTCCATTGTAAATGTCAATTCAGGTCTAATGGATTCAAAGAGAGCTATGGTACTCTCTTATCTACACAAGGCCATCAAGCCTCTTAACCAGCTAAGAATGGTTGAAGACGCTACAGTTATCTATCGTCTCTCGCGCGCGCCTGAGCGCAGGGTATTCTATGTTGACGTTGGTAATATGCCAACAATCAAAGCTGAACAATATCTTCGTGATATCATGGTCAAGTATCGTAACAAGTTAGTATATGATAGCACGACCGGCGAAATCAAAGACGACCGTAAGCACCTATCTATGCTTGAAGACTTTTGGTTGCCTCGTCGTGAAGGCGGCAAAGGTACAGAAATTACAACTCTTCCAGGCGGTCAAAATCTTGGTGAGTTAGAAGATGTTAAGTATTTTGAAAAGAAGTTATATAAGTCGTTAGGTGTTCCAACTTCTAGACTTGAACAAGGCCAAGGTTTCTCTTTAGGTAGAAGCACTGAAGTTAGCCGTGATGAAATCAAGTTTAATAAGTTTGTTGAAAGACTTCGTAATAAGTTTTCTACACTCTTTGATGATATTCTTCGTGTTCAGTTGGTATTAAAGAAGGTCTGTTCAGAAGAAGAATGGAGAGAATTTAAAGAGAACATTTATTACGACTTTTTAAAAGACAATAACTTTGCAGAATTAAAAGAGGCTGAGCTTATTCTTAACAGAATGGGCGTACTACAGATGGTTGATCCATATGTTGGTCGTTACTATTCAAAAGAATGGGTTCGCCGTAACGTTCTAATGATGGACGACGAAGATATTGAAGAGATTGATGAGCAGATTGCAAATGAACAAGCTGCTAATACACCTGTAGACGATCAAGGTAATCCATTGGCTACAGATGATCAAGGTAATCCATTACCACCTCAAGTTCCAACACCCAATATAATACCGCCTACACCACAAGAAAATATGATGCAACAGTATATGGCGCAGCAAGGTGTTCCACCAGAACAACAACCAGTTCAAGATGGAACAGGCAAAGATCAAATGGATCCGATGGCACTGGGTCCGCAAGTAAACAATAAACGTTTTACAAATGATACTCTGGAGCCTGTAAGGTGAAAAAGTTTGGTAATTTTTTAGTAGAAAGCCTAGCACTAGAAGTTAAATCTGAGCCTACATCTAATGCAGCAAGAGAGGCCAGAAAACTTGGTCTAACATATGTTGGCTTTGGACGTTATGCTGATAACAAAGGTCAGGTTGCATACGTAGTTGATAATGATCGTCTTGTTCCTTTTAAGAGACGAGAAGAAGTTCAGGCCATGCACACCAAAACGATGCAGCCAACAGCTAATGCACCAACTACAGATAAGAACAAAGTAGCTCAAGATCAAGTAAATTTTTATACTGATGTATTAAATACCCGTGATAGAGAAGATAGCAGGATTATCAAAGAAAAGAATAAAGAAGCTGCTGCTTATGATAAAGGACTACTTAAGTCATACAAGCCAAATATGTTTGATCAGGCTGAATTAGATGCAATTAGTTTCTATAAAAATGAGGGTTCTGAAGCTATTAACAGGTACCTATATAAAGGACACGATCAAGAAGTTGATGCGAATCAAGCTGCACAAATTGAGTCTGCTGTACAAGCTATGGATTCAGCATTTGAAAACACTCAGTCTCCTTTTGCCTACACGGCCTATACAGGGTTAAGCGGTCGCTATAGCCCAGAAAGTTTTACTCAGAACGGTGAATATATCTTTAGAGGATATACTTCAGCATCATTAGATTTTACAACTGCAATTGACAATCTACAAGATGGTGGCGGCGTAGTTCTCCAGATTGAAGTATCTAAAGGACAAAAAGCCATTTATGCCGATGCTGTTACGGATAGTATTGGTGAGAAAGAGACATTGTTACCAAGAGGGTCTAAGATTCAGATTATATCTGGTCCTCATAATATTAATGATGCAATAGTGAGTGCTAATCCTCAAGGCAACATAATATCTTTGTTTCATTGTCAGTTAGTAGAAGATGTATAAATACATTACCAATAATCTCGGAGAAAAATAAATGAGTGTAGAAAAAGCAATCGTAAACATTCTAGAAGGTAATCTGGATGAAATGCGTAAAAACTTTTCTGTTTCTTTATCAGAAAAGGCAATAATGAAACTTGATGAAAAGAAGGTTGATATTGGTCAGAAATACTTTGGTCAGGTCTTTGAATCAAGTCCTGCTGCTGAAGGTAGAAAAGCTGCAAAGGAAGATGACGAAAGTCGTGAGAAGCACATGAAGAAGTATGGTAAAGTACCTGCTCGTCTTACAGGTGAACTTGCTGATAAGTTTGTAGCTCGTCAGAAAAAGAAGCTTGACGAAGTTCTAAATGATCCAAAAAAGAAGGCCTCATATCTTAAGGCTGCTAAAGCTGATAGAGACCTAGCTATTTCTGACCGTGAACACTATAAGAAGAACCTCACTGATCCAGATAAAGCATGGACAAAAGGTATTCCACATAAAGATAGCCAATACAAGATGGCTGTCGATAGAAACAAGCGCGCCATGAAACGTAAGAAGGGCATCGAAAGAGCCGAAAAGAAGGGCTAATACAAAATGAAGAATATCAAGCAGATTCGTGAACATAAAGTAATACTCGCTGAGAGAGAAGAAACTGAAGATCGTAAGCTTTCTTCTCTGGTTCGCGCTGGTCTATTTGACTCTAAAAAGCTACCTGCTTTGAAGAAAGCATTGGATAAATCTGCTGATAAGATTTCAGGCCAAGAAAAACGTATGCTTGTTAGTCTGCTTGATTCATTGATGGATCAAGTTCTTTCCAATCAGTCTGTATACCAAAAGGTAAAACAGAATGTAATGAAAGAAGAATATGAAGAACTAGATGAGTCTGAACTTAGTCGTACTACAAAAGATATTAATGATCTTCCAAATATCATATTGTTAAGACGCCGGGCTGTTCGTTCATTTCCAGGTGGCGGTAAAGTTGTTATGTATTGGGCAGACAAGATCAATCGTTACATTCCTATTCCTGTAGATCCAGTATCCACTGTTACTCGCGGTCCAAACGTCGATGGGTTGAGCGAATCTTACGACGATTATATTAAGCACATTCATAAAGCATATTCTCAGCATGATGAAGATGATCCTGAGATTGCTCAACATCTGGCCAATGCTAGAAACGCATTTAAAAATATTCCTAAAGGCATAGAAAGAGAAAGAGCTAGAATAGCTGGTCAAAAGACTGTAACAAAAGCTAAAGAAATTCGTATGATTTCTAATAGAAAGAAATTTGGCGGTGAACACGGTTATGCAGCTCAAGCCGGTGAATTTTTAAAAGGCGGTAATAGAGCAGCAGCATTAGGCACTCTTGCTGGTGGCATTGTTGGTTCTATAGCTAGAAAAATGGTAAAAGAAGGACTTGAGACTACACGAATTCGAATGAAGAAAATGACAGTATCACCACTAACTGGTGTTAGAAAGAATACTGTAGTTCGTGAAGACTTCAGAGCTAATCTAGAAGCACAAAGACAATTAAATGAAAATATACTACTTAAAGCACTTGGTGCAGCTGGTGGCGCTGCAATAAAATATGGTTCAAAATATGCTGATGATGCATTAAAGTATGCTGATGATGCTGGTAAATACATAGGTAATAAAATTAATAAGTTTAAGGCAGGTGCTGCCGAAAAGGCCGCTAAAGCAGCTAGAAAAGAACAGCGACTTGCAAAAATTGAAAAGTTTAGAGAAAGAAGTAGAAATCCTTTCAAAAACAAAAAAAATAAGAAATCAGATCGTGATGGTTTAGGTTTTGGTGCAGGTGCAGCTGCAGGTGCAGCATTAGGTTCTTTAGCTTCAGGAGGTGGTGGTGCAGGCGATCAATACACAACAACTCGAAGAGAACTAGCAAGACCATCAGGAGAATCATCATTTAAGCAAGCTAGAGTTGGTGATTATGCTACAAGACGAACTAGAGACGACCGATTAAATCGCAATGCTCTTCAACAGAATTATCAACAGAATGAAAATACTATTCAGATGCTAAAGACAATATCCGAAGGTGAAACTAAAACCATCAATTTTAATGATGGTAATGATATAAGCGTTGGATACACATTAGCCAAAAAAATCATAAATATATATGAATCACTAAATAAAAATAACAAACAAGCAATGGCTAATATGCTTGATGAGAGCATTGACAATTTTAAGAAGATTAGCAAATTTGCAATTGACAACAGGAATTAAAACAGATGCCAAATCTATTAAGAGAGCAAAGAATTGTTGATAATGCAAAGAGAGCTTTGATTAAGTATATTTTCATTTATGTAGATACTGCTGAGGCCAATACTCTTCTTGTAGATGCATCTACTCTATCAGGTGCTTTGAATACTAGCGGCTATATCATGACAAGCAATACTGATATCCGTTCATTATATAGAACAAAGATCAAGAGAATTTTTGGTACAAACAAGTCAACTGGTTACGTAAAGTTACAGTGGCGTGGTACTACAAACAGTGAAATTATTACCTTTAATACAGGATCATTTGACTATAACTTTGAATCTATGGGTGATGGTGCTACAGTAGGCAATCCAGAAGCATCTGCAAATGGCGATATTTTATTCTCAACATCTGGTGCAGCAGCAGGTGATGTGTTTACATTGTTTGTCGATCTACGTAAAGATTCAACAGATTATGATGCCGGTCAGACAGCAGATCCAGTAGCGTTCAACAGAGGTCGCGCAGCACCATGAAATACTTAATTGAAAGTATTGTAATTAAAGATTATGATGATGCAAATTCTATTATTGAAGAATCTCTTCACTACATCATTGAAAGAAAGATGATTGAGAAGAAGAAGATGATTATGGCCGAAAAAAATGCTTGGAACGGAATGCCTAGTTCTAGACAAGAAAAGCTATATCGTGATGTACTAGAGATGGATGTATCTGCACTTCCAGCTGATTATTCTGATATTGAAGACCGCAGAAAAGAAAGAGGTGTTAACTCTTCTATCAAGACAAATTTAGGCGGCGAACAAAAAGTTGCATCAGGTAAAGGTAACTTACAAGGAAAGCAAACTGTTAATACTTCTGAAAAAGGTGACTTGAAAGAAGAAGAATCTGGTGAAGAAAGTTCTATGGCTCGTTCAGAACTAAATGCCATAACAAAAGATGCTAAAAGCATTATGTCAAAAGTTAAAGGCAACAAAGAACTTGAAGCTTGGACACAATCAAAAATTACAAAAGCCGCTGACTACTTAAACTCTGTTGCAGATTATATGAGCGAAGAAGATAAAAAAATAGATATGACAAATAAAACTTGTACCAAGTGTCATAAAGGTAAATATCATGAAACATCTCAACATGATGATATGTATGGAGTTCTTCATTGTACCAAGTGTGGTACACAAGTTAAGCGTTGGAAAGTTGTTAAGGAAGACCTTGATGAGGAACAACTAGATGAAGCTCGTATCAAGCTTGTCAAGGCACGTATTCGTGGTGGTAAAATTGAGCGCCGCAAGAGAGTATCAAATATACCAGGCATGACTTTGCGCGGCGGTCAACTGAAGCGTATGTCGGCCGCAGAACGCCGCCGCCGTAAATTAGGTCAACGCAAAGGTAAACTAAAGCGTAAAGCAAAGATGGCCAGAACATTAATGAAACGTCAACGTTCATTACGCAGACGCAAATCACTAGGAATTTAAGTAAATGAAACTCATTACAGAAGAAGTTTTAAATGTTCATTATATTACCGAAGAAGTAAACGGTAAAAAAGAACATTTTATTGAAGGCATTTTTATGCAGGCCGAAAAGCAAAATAGAAACGGCCGCGTGTATCCAAATCAAATTCTTTCGAAAGAAGTAGAAAGATATAATAGAGATTATGTAAATAAGAATAGAGCGTTTGGTGAACTTGGTCATCCAGATTCACCAGCAATCAATCTAGATCGTGTATCACACATGATCACAAAGCTTTACCCAGACGGTAACAACTTTATTGGTAAAGCAAAAATCTTAGATACTCCAAATGGTAAAATTGTGAAAAGTTTATTAGATGGTGGAGCAAGTCTAGGTGTGTCAACAAGAGGCGTAGGGTCTCTTAAGCCAACCAACGGCTATCAACTCGTTCAACCCGACTTTCATTTAGCTACAGCGGCTGATATTGTTGCGGATCCATCAGCACCTGACGCTTTCGTCCAGGGCATCATGGAAAATGCAGAATGGGTTTTAACAAATCAAGGATGGAAAGCAATACATCATGATCATGCGCGCAAGATGCTAAAAGAAGCATCAAGACATGACATTGAGAACGTTGCTCTTAAAATTTTTGAAAACTATCTCTCAAAACTTTAAATAATATAAATAATATAAAATAAGGAGTATTTAAAACATGGGTAAGTCACTTACTGAAGTAGCAAAGGCAATTCTGATGAATGAGTCTAACGACCCAGCACCAGATCGTGATGCCAAGTCTATGACACCACTTAAGGCTTCATTAAGACCAGGTTCTGCATATGCAGATCCAAGTCCTCTATCAAACTCAGCACAGGATCTAGGTCCTGCTCTAGTTAATAACACAGACGTTCCTCCATCAGCTAAGGCTGCTGGCGTTACAAAGAAGGACACTTCAGCCTCTTCACAGTCACGCAAGGGTACTGTTTCATCAGAACCAAAGAAGTCACAAGCTGAAGTAATGGAAGAAGATGTTGAACTTGAAGAAGAAATCAACGAAGAAGAAGAAATTGAAATCTCAGAAGAACTAGAAGCTTTCATTGATCAGTGCCTAGAAGAAGGTCTATCAGAAGAAGAAATTGCAGAAGCAATTGATGAAAACTTTGAACTAGTTACAGAAGAAGATGAAACACTAGAAGAAGATGCAGAAGAATCTGTAATGGAAAACTATCAGGTTGATATGTCAGAAGACATTGAAGCTCTATTCTCTGGTGAAGAACTATCAGAAGAATTC